GATATTTTAAAAATTATAAATGAGGCAAGAAAAGGTAATTTTAAAGGTGCAATAGGTATTGGTCAAGAAGGTTTAGCAGATACAAAAGAACAATTTAAGGAAGATATGAAAGTATTCAATGATATTTTCACAGGTACAGAAAATGCACCTGCAACATATTTTAGAGAAGGTACAAAAAGTGTACAGGAATTTTCTGAGGAGATTACAAAATCATTCGGTGGTCAAATGCAGTCTAAGTTAAAAAGTTTTAATGACAGTATAAAAACAATACAGGAATCTATGGCAGATGTGGTTGTTAAGGGAATAAAAGGTATGGAAGATGCTCTTGTAAATTTTGTAATGACAGGTAAATTAAATTTTAAAAATTTAGCAAATTCTATAATCTCTGATATGGCACGTATTGCTATACAACAAACAATAACAAAACCTTTTACTAATTTTATATCAGGTTTTTTACCTTTTGCGAATGGTAATGCTTTTGTAGACGGCAAAGTGCAGAAATATGCATATGGTGGTGTAGTAAACAAACCAACTATATTTCCTATGGCTAATGGTATGGGTCTTATGGGTGAGGCAGGTGCAGAAGCTATATTACCTCTACGTAGAGGTAGTAACGGAAAATTAGGAGTGCAATCAACAGGTAGTCTCGCACCAAATATAACTGTAAACGTAGATGCTTCTGGTACTTCTGTAGAAGGTGACGAACAGCAAGGGCAAGAGTTTGGTTTGCTTTTAGCGACTACAATTAGAAGCACAATCATTGACGAACAAAGACCAGGAGGATTATTAAGCTAGATGGCTACTTTTCCAGATATACAATCAAGTTTTCCCTTTATTAAGAAAGAACAACCAAAAATAAGAGTTACAAAATTAGGTGATGGTTATGAAAACAGAGTTATATTTGGTTTACCAACACAACAAAATCCAAATAATTTAAATTTAACCTACAAAAATATTACACATGAGGAAGCTAAAACTATTGATGCTTTCTTAAAATCACAATCATTACTAGGAGCTAGTTTTAATTTTACACCTCCTTTAGAAGGTTCATCAGTAAAGACTGGTATTGCTGTTAGTATTCCTAATAATTCTGATATAGCAACAGTTACATCTAATAATCATGGTATTGCATTAAATGATTTTATAGAAATAACAGCTAGTAATAATACAACAAGATTACCTACAGGGAATTATCTTGTAAAAACATATACAGATACAAATACTTTTAAAATAAAAACAAATACAAATAATACAGGTAGCACAGTAAATGTAGTCATTTCATATTTATCTTCTGGGGTAGGCAAATATGTTTGTGAAGATTGGGATATAAATTTAAATTATCCGACTCGTGCCACAGTTAGAGCACAATTTAGACAAGTATTTGAACCATAATGACAATTCCAGTATCAGATTTACAGGAACTTAATAATATATCAATTATTGAGATGTATTCTTTGGAGTTGCAACCAAATTTACATTATGTCCCTGCTGATATCAATATGAGTTATACACAAGATGATAACGATATAATAATAACTACAACTGATAGTGGTTCAGTGCCAAGCGTAGGTGATCTTGTAAATTTAGAATTTAACGAGTTATTGGAAAATGGTTCTGAAGCTGTAAATATGATTGATACTTTTTATACTGTTTTTCATGTGAGTGGTAATACATTTAAAGTAAAATCTTTAACCAACCAAGATATTAGTGCTAACCAACCTAATCGAGTAACTTTTAAAAAATCAAGCACAAATGTCCCAATCACGTTTTTATTTTACTCAGGAGTTAATTTAAAAGATTCACAAAGTATTGTATGGCAGGGAAATACTTACGATAAATTTCCATGTTCTGCTGAAGGTTATACTTATTCAACTAACGGTGCATTACCACGACCAAAAATTGCTTTCTCTAATATTTTTGGAAATATCACTTCTTTTTTAGATACTTATAATATTTTTAATGTTGGAGGTTTTAGTTGTCCTATAAATTTAGGTGGTGCAAAACTTATAAGACATAGAACATTAGCCAAGCATTTAGATAATATAAATTTTTTAAATAATGTAAATCCGTATAACGACAACGATCCTGATCCGTCAGCTGAGTTTGATAAAGAGATATATTTTGTCGAAAGATTAATTTCAGAAGATCGTGAAATTGCTTCATTTGAATTAATTTCAACTTTTGATTTAATAGGAGTAAATGCACCATCAAAACTTGCAACTGTTCATGACTTTCCAGGTATCGGTAAATTTATAAATCAATGAGTTGGAAACAAGATGCTAAAAAATATTCTTTTGATATGCTTCCAAAAGAAGCTTGTGGTTTAATAGCCATTATTGGTGGAAAGGAAGAATTTTACCCTTGTAAGAATATTGCAGATTCTACAATGGAGTTTTTTGCTATAGATCCAGATGATTATGCAAAATGTGAAGATACTGGCGAAATCATAGGAATATTTCATTCTCATCCTAATTCAGTGTCTTCTCCTTCAGAAGCAGATATTTTAAGTTGTAATTATCTTAAATTAAGTTGGCATATTTATAGTCCACAATATGATTCTTGGTCAAAGATAGAGCCTGAAGAAAATGTACAAAATCCATTAATAGGTAGAAAGTTTGTTTGGGGCGTACAAGATTGTTGGGCATTAATAAAAGATTGGTACTCCTCTAATAAGAATATAAAATTAAAAGAATGGCAAAGACCAAAATCTTTAAAAGAGTTTGAAAAAAATCCATTATTTGAAATTTGTGCAGAAAAAACTGGTTTTAAAGAAATAACTGATGGTACATTATTGGTAGGAGATGTTTTGTTAATGGAAGGAATGTATAAAAGATTAAACCATGTAGCTGTGTATATAGGAGATAACACAATTCTGCATCATAGTATTGGCAAATTAAGTTGCAGAGAATTATATGATTTAGAATATCAACAGTTAACAAAGAAAATATATAGATATGCTTACTAGAAAATTAAAAGTTTATGGATTATTAAGAAAATTTTGTGGTCAATCTTATTTTGATGTTGTTGTTAAAAATCCACAACAAGCAATAAATTTTTTAAAAGCAAACTTTCCAGAGCTTGAAAAGCACATGGCTAATCAAGTGTATAAGGTAAAAATAAATGGCAAAGATATTGATGATATGTCTTTAAATGTAGCTGGCGATATTCAAGTAATTCCAGTAGTTATTGGTGCTGGAAGAACTATTAGCAATATAGGAAAGTTTATTGTAGGTGCTGTAGTTTATTACTATACTGGTGGATTTGCTGCTTTAGGTTATGGAACAGCACCGCAATTAGGAGGGTTTCTTGCTAAGAAATTTGTTTCCCAAACTCTCCAGTTTATTGGAGCTTCTTTATTGTTCAGTGGAGCGGCCGGACTAATAGGTGGTTCAGAGAATTATGGTGGCCCTACAAATTTTTCTGATACTGATCCTAATTTAAGAGCTTCTTATTCTTTTTCGGGTATCAATAATGTAGCAACTTCTGGAACTCCAATACCTATTTGTTATGGAGAAATTTTAACTGGTTCGATTATTATTTCTTCAGGTGTTGACTCTTTACAAGTTAGACGAACACTTAATTCTAATAATCAGGAGTTTACAGGCTAATGGTAAAAATTGTAGGAGATCAGTTTCTTGGTAAACAAAACATACAAAGAAGTGATTCTAATTTAAAAAAAGATGATATAAAAAGTATTCAGTTTGCAAAAATTGTAGATTTATTATGTCATGGAGAAATTGAAGGTATAAAAGCAGGAAATTTTGTTGATGGGGCTTTCAATAATTATCAACAGAATATATTTTTAGATGACACACAAATACAAACAGTAAATGCAAGACAAAATTTTGCAGATGTAAAAACAGATGTAAGGATAGGTACTTCTAATCAGGAAGTATTAAGCATAATAGAAGCAATAGAAAACACAACTCCAGTTAGTAGAGATGTTAATAGATCACCTTTAAATACAACTGTAAACGGTATTTACCTTACAAATAATAAACAAAGCTCTAGAGATGTTCTGAATTATCAATCTTCTGACTCAACTTATAGATTAGAAAATAACAGTGTAGAATTACCGCCTAAAACAATAGTATTTATATACCCTAGTACTTCACATCTTTTTAAAGTAAATGAATCTATTAATTTTCAAAATTCAAATCTTAATAATACTCGTACGATTATAAGAATAACTAGAAGAGGTCAAGCAACAAAAACTGGTGACAGTACATCATATAGATATATTTTTTTAGAAAGAAGAGATGGTTTGAAGTTTAATACATCAGTAGGTACTATGATCACAAGTCCATTTCCTGGTCAAGCAACTACAAGTGTAGGGGTTACAGCTACCACATCAAGCCTTACTTCATCTACTGCTAATTTTGACAAGTTAAGAGTTACACTTCAATTCCCAGATTTAAGTACAACAACAGAGGAAGGTAAAATTCAAGCAAGATCTGTACATTTTGGAATACAAATAATTGAAAATGATGGCACAACGCATTTTCCATTAATACATGAAAGAGTTAGAGGTATTGCATCAAGAGGTTATACAAAAGATTTCGAA